TTGGCTGGTGATGATGAGTTGTCTGTTAGGACTGAACTTGTTGGTGGCACTGGCAAATACGGGCGTCTTCTGGGTTGGCTTTACATTGGGGACGACAGTGTGTCCCTTAACGAGCAAATGATTACTGAAGGTTATGCTCATCCATATGATGGTGGTACTAAGGACATGAACTTAGAAGCACTACGTGTGATTCGTAGAGAACATGGAACCCTAGTAGAATGAATTTTCAACTTACTATGGAGGATTTTACAATCATTCAGAATGCTCTTCATTACTATAAACATGTAGAAAAAAGAGGGCATTTTGCACAATATGATGTAGAAAGAGTAAATAAATTACGGGATAAATTATCATATCAAATGATACCAAGTCCCGATAGTAATAAAGGTATTTAAAAATGCAAAAAGTAATTAATGTAATCGCACTTCTTTCTGGAGTTGTTTCGTTGAGTGTTGTTGTTGGTGGTGTTTATCTTTATAAAAACGCAGACACACTAATTGAAGATGCTAGAGAGAAAGTAGCACAGGCAGCAGCAGAGGCAATTACGGGAGCACTTCCTGGTTTAATTGATGCAGCAATGCCAGGTATCCCAGAGGTTCCATCAATGACTGGTGATGTTGCACCTCCTTCTGTAACTGGTCCTGCTATCCCATTCTAACCATGTTTAATTCCAAGAAATCGACCGAGCAAGTCACCGAGCAAGTTACTGAGCATGTACCGAGCAAGTCACCAGTCAAAGTTATTGCCCTTGCTTTAGGATCTGCATTTGCTTTAGCACATCTAGGTTTACTTGGTTATGTAATTAACAAACCACAAGAACCAGAACTTCCTCAAGTTCCTACTATCAATATTCCTCGTGGAGACTATTCTTCCTACACAATTAAAGCAGGTAAGGATGGATATGAAATTGAGTATCGTGCAAATGATCCTGCTATCTTAGAATCGCAGAGGTCATTATCTTCTGATAGTACTAAGAAAGGATTGTTTGGTGGTGGTACTGAGAGTCGTCGTGAATGGAGACGTGACCAGTTCACTATGGATGGCACTAGAAATCTAGGAGGTGCCACATTAGATGGCGAGGGAAAGTCTGCGAAAGACGTAGAGTGTATCGTGGCGGACGCTGGAGCACGGAGTCAAGGTGCAATGGCAGGTAGTGCAATTGCTGCTGGTGTTGCTGTTCCCGCTCTTGCTAGTATTCCATATGTTGGATGGTTAGCAGGTGGATGGGCACTGTTACTAGGACAGAAAGCAGGATCATCACTAGGTTCTACAGTTGGATCAGTATTTAATGACTGCTAATCTGAGAATTGACTGAGACCTGTTAAATAAGTATAGTTATTATACACATTATGGCTACATCAACTTACAAGAAGCAAGCAAAGAAGGAAGCGACTGAAACATTTTTCCTGTATGTATTATTACATTCTATTTGGACAGGAATTTTTAAATTATTTGAGGACTGATGCCTGAAATTCCTGAGATTGGTAGTGGGCAAATACGTAATATTGGCATTACAATAAATGAAATTGGTGTTAATTCTATTCCAGTATTTGATCCATCTAAAGTAAACTCTTTTACCTCTATTCCTCCTCCAGTAACAGTCAACATTGGAAGTCCTATTGTTGATGTTCCTGGATGTGTTGAAGCACATGAACAAAATTCCAAAAGAGAAAAAAGTGGTGTTTTATCAGAAGATGATCCAAAGGGTGTAAAAACTTATTGTGATGGTCAAATGCCATCATTCAATCCTATTCGGTATGAGCCAGACAAAATGGTTTTTCGGGAAGAGAACCAACTTCCTGTTACGAAAACTGATTCACCTAAACCACCAACTCCAGAAGTTCCAAAAGCAAAAGGTATAGAACCTGTTGCTACTGCTGCCGTAGAATGTCCTACTAAAGTGCAGAAGGCACAAGAACCTGTAGGAACATTAGTAGAAGGATTTAGGAAAGAAGTTGTTGGATATAAACTTATTGATAAGACATGCGTTCAGATAACAGAACCAGTAGCACTTCCAACACAAATTCTTGCTGGTCTACCTAGTGGTGGTCAAGTTATGCAAGTGGGTGGTATTGCTGTCATTGCTACATCATCAGCACTACTAGCAAAACCGTTGGCAGACATACTGTTGAAAGTAGTCAAACCAACGGTTAAGAAAGTTATGAAAAAGATTGCTACCTTACGTGGAAAAACTCCTAAAGTATTGTCACGATCTGAACGCATAAATGAACAGAGAGATAGAAATCGTGCTATAATGGAATTAAGGCAGACGTTGAAATCTAAAACTAAATGAAAGATAAAAACGAAAGTAATTATGAGGCAGAAACTCAAACTACAATCCTTCAAAAAAAGGCAGGCATTTACGATGCAGTAAGACGTGAACGTCTTGAAAATCCAGATTGCCCCCAACATACAGAAGAAGAAATAGAAGTAATGTGTCTTGATGAGGGTGTCTGATGGGAATGTTTGATTATGTAAGGTGCTCTTATCCAATTAATGACAACTTTACAGAACAGTGCCAAACAAAGGATATAGAATACAATGACATAGGTGGCACTATGTCTCAATATTGGATTTCACCTTCTGGTTGTTTGTATCATATTGACTATTCAAATACAGCAGACTTTGTTGAAATTTCTGATGATGAAGTGAAGGATGCAAAACATAAGTGGCTGAAATATAGATGGGAATCAAATGGTTTGCGAGGAAGGGTAAAACAGTATCCTATTACAAAATACGTAGTAATTTATCCTGAAAAGTGGTCAGGTGAATGGAGAGACTGGCCAGAATGTCGTATTCATTTTAGATTTGGTATACTTCAGGATTATGAGGTTATAAAGAAAGGAGATTATATCAAATGAAAAATCCAGAGTTCCCACTTAATCATCATATCCTTGAAGGAAAGAAGGAAGTCTGGATTGTTTGTAATAGTAGTATTACTGCAAAAGGTATTCCTGCAATAATGAAAAAGTATTATCCTGATTACACTGCTTGTCTTTGTTCAGAAGACCATCTAGAAGATATTAAAAACGGACTTTTTTAATTTGTAATTGGACCACCTAAATCCTTAGCATTTTTAGATGTTGGACCAGGATTAGGAATAGTGTGTCTATGTGGTGCAATTACATTGACGTTTTGTACTACGACATCAGCACAAATTTTATAATAAGGACTTCTAGGATGAAAACTGATTCCTTCCTTTATTAGATTTCCGCAGTTTTTAAGTCTTGCAATCTCAAAGTCTAATCTTTTATTGGCAGTTAGTTGTTGCATCATGTCGATGTTAGCAGCAGCTGCCTTTTTGCATTGGTCTTGTAACTTTTTATCCAAAGGTCTAGACCATGTAGCAGAGAATCCGACACTTAGATTATAGTTATCTTTCTGTCCTGTTCTAGTTTTTTTAGTGAACAAGATGTCACCAGGATTATCTAAGACACCATCACCAATAGCATTCCCGTCAGCATCGAAGGCACCAAAGTTATCGGTGACATCGTATACTGGGTCATTATAGTAATCTTGATATGGTTTTTGAGCTGATACTGCTCCAGTTACATATGGTGTGAAATTCATTGTAGGTCCTTGACAACTAATACCATTTCCATAAGTATTCGTAATGTAGGGACCCTGCAAAACCTGGATTGCTTGATTTGTGACGCTACCACTACTGTTAGCAACAGGAGAAGCGGTAGCACTGACCCCACCAACAGTTTCTGCTAGAGAGGTGGATGGGAATAGTACACTTAGTATTATTGCTGGAATATACTTGTAGTATCTGTTACGCTTGTAACCTCTGTTTCTCTTTGGATAATTGTATGGTTGCTTAATCCAGGTCCTGAATAAGTTTCTGTAAACTGGAACGCTGCTCCTGGTGTCGTTTGTTTGAACGTGGGTGTATTTGTTACTCCTGTCCATGATGAATTCACTACATTTATTGTTACATTGGAAGAGCCTGTTGTTGGGCTTATATTTCCATTAACTGGTTCAACTCCAGAACCAGTTGAAGAATATTGATATCCTGTATTGTAATCCATCGAATTGATGGTTTCTGTTATTTTTTGAGTTGTCTCTGTGTGACTGGTCATACTTCCTTGGGAGAAATTAGGGACCACAGGGACCGCCATTGCTGGAGATCCCAATAGAAACAGCACAATGAATAATTTTTTCATGATGTTTTCCTACTAATCGATAACAGTGATCTCAGAAACGAATTGTCCTGTCGCACTAGAACCAGCACCACCGGCCGTCACGGTTAGAAGACCAGCAGAAGTGACTGTACCTGCTAATGTTCCAGCAGTACCAGCAGTGTAAGAAGTTACATTACTGAAGTTAGGAACAGCTCCTACAGTAGGAGCAGCAGTTGGGATTGCATCACCTTGAGTATAAGACTGAGAGAAAGAGAAAGCAGATTCTGCAGTTCCTTGGACTGCTTCAATAGTACCAGGAGAATAAATTCCATTGGTAATAGTGCCAGTAGAAACAGCATCTGCTGTGGTGCCATCAGTAGTACCGATGTTTGTTCCTGAAATACCAAATGAGGAACCAATTCTTGTTGCCTGAGTTCTAGCAGCATCAACAGTTAGTTGTACACTAGAGGAGTGTTTTGATATAATTCCGCCTGCATTTACTGCACTTGTGGTCATCAGTAGCATTATTAAAGGTAGGAATTTTTTCATGTAGAAAATCCTTTTACGCTATAGATATTTAGTAGACAAATTGTTTTACTAAAGGGTAATAAAATTGGTGGAGGACGAGGAGAGAATCCAAAATAAGAAGTGGCACAGGACCCCTTAGGGTGGCCCTCTTTATGCCTTATAATAAAGAGGTCAACGGGACACCACCTCAAAACACCTTAACAAGATGCTTGACAGGTGAGAGAAACCGTAGTATTATAAATAAGTCAGCAGGTTAAGGAACCAACACATTTCTTAACAAGACTTAACACCCCTCAAACCGAGACCTCTAGGGTGTATAAAACACGTCTCTCATACCAACTCTGGAGGGTAGAGTTGGAATATTTTACCTAGTGTTCCCCGCACTTATACATAACCCTTTTTCAAAACAATGGCTACAACTCTTTCAAGACAACAAACATCCCCATGGAATGATTTCTGTGAGTGGGTAACATCAACTAACAATCGTCTTTATGTCGGTTGGTTTGGTGTACTGATGATCCCAACTCTGTTGGCAGCAACTATCTGCTTCATTGTTGCGTTCGTAGCAGCACCTCCTGTCGATATCGACGGCATCCGTGAACCCGTCGCTGGTTCACTCATGTATGGTAACAACATCATCTCTGGTGCAGTTGTTCCATCTTCCAACGCAATTGGTCTTCACTTCTATCCCATCTGGGAAGCCGCATCACTCGACGAGTGGTTGTATAATGGTGGTCCTTTTCAACTTGTAGTATTCCACTTCCTCATTGGCATCTATGCATACATGGGTCGTGAGTGGGAATTGTCCTATCGTCTGGGTATGAGACCCTGGATTTGTGTCGCATACTCTGCTCCTGTTGCGGCTGCGTCCGCAGTATTCTTGGTCTACCCCTTTGGTCAAGGTTCGTTCTCCGATGCTATGCCTTTGGGTATTTCGGGAACCTTCAACTACATGTTGGTATTCCAAGCAGAACATAACATTCTCATGCACCCGTTCCACATGCTCGGTGTTGCTGGAGTCTTCGGTGGTTCACTATTCAGTGCTATGCACGGTTCACTGGTTACGTCCTCACTCGTTCGTGAAACGACTGAGACAGAATCTCAGAACTATGGTTACAAGTTTGGACAAGAGGAAGAGACATACAACATCGTAGCTGCTCATGGTTACTTCGGTCGTTTGATCTTCCAATATGCATCCTTTAACAACTCACGCTCTTTGCACTTCTTCCTTGCTGCGTGGCCTGTTGTCGGCATCTGGTTCACTGCTCTTGGCGTGTCAACCATGGCGTTCAACCTCAACGGTTTCAACTTCAACCAGTCCATCCTTGATGGTCAGGGTCGTGTGCTCAACACATGGGCAGACGTATTGAACCGTGCAGGTCTTGGTATGGAAGTGATGCATGAAAGAAATGCACACAATTTCCCACTCGACCTCGCTGCTGCTGAGTCCACTCCTGTGGCACTCACCGCACCAGTTGTCGGTTGATACTAATTCCTAATTTGGAATAAATTAGGAGATACTTAGGACCCTTAGGGGTCCTTTCTTTTTATCAAAAATGTTAAGTTTTTTTAAGAATTATTATGGTCGGACTTCCTGAATTCTTTCGACAAACATCTGATGAACCTTATGATAGGCACATCTACCGATTTATTGATTGTAACAATCAAAGTATAATTGTTGAGAGTTATGAACAAGTCTATGAAAAATGGTTCAATACTCCTTCGATGTTAAAATCACGTATCGAAGTTTTAGATAGACCTAAACATAAAAACAAAAAGAAAAAATCTAATGGAGGTTTTAAATAAAAATGGTAGCATCAACATTACAACAACAAAGGAGGGGATGGTTTGACATACTCGACGACTGGCTTAAGCGGGATCGTTTCGTTTTTGTTGGCTGGTCTGGACTTCTTCTTCTACCCACTGCTTATCTTGCTATTGGGGGTTGGCTTACTGGCACGACTTTCGCAACGAGCTGGTATACCCACGGTCTCGCTACTTCCTATCTTGAGGGTGCAAATTTTCTTACAGCGGCAGTTAGCACTCCAGCTGACGCTATGGGTCATTCTCTTCTTCTTCTCTGGGGTCCTGAGGCTCAGGGGGATTTCGTCAGGTGGATCCAACTTGGGGGACTCTGGAATTTTGTGGCACTCCACGGAGCATTTGCCCTCATTGGTTTCATGCTTCGTCAATTCGAGTTGGCTAGGTTAATTGGAATTCGTCCGTATAATGCTATTGCGTTCTCTGGGCCTATCGCTGTTTTTGTCAGTGTGTTTCTCATCTATCCTCTCGGACAGTCCAGTTGGTTCTTTGCGCCGTCGTTTGGTGTTGCAGCGATCTTTAGGTTCCTACTCTTCCTACAAGGCTTCCATAACTGGACGCTCAACCCTTTCCATATGATGGGAGTTGCTGGTATACTAGGAGGAGCACTGCTCAGTGCTATTCATGGAGTTACTGTAGAGAACACCCTGTATGAAGATGGAGAACAGGCAAACACATTTAAAGCGTTCGATTCCACTCAGGAGGAGGAGACCTATTCGATGGTTACTGCGAACCGTTTTTGGTCGCAAATCTTCGGGATTGCGTTTAGCAATAAGCGTTGGTTGCACTTCTTTATGCTGTTTGTTCCTGTCATGGGTCTTTGGACATCTTCTATTGGGATCATTGGGCTTGCTCTTAATCTTCGTGCTTATGATTTTGTAAGTCAAGAGATTAGAGCAGCAGAAGATCCTGAGTTCGAGACATTTTACACAAAAAATATACTTTTAAATGAAGGCTTACGTGCTTGGTTAGCACCAGTTGACCAACCACATGAGTCATTCGTATTCCCAGAAGAAGTATTGCCTCGTGGAAACGCCTTGTGATAAAAATATAATACCCTGCGGAAACGCAAAGACCCTTCGGGGTCTTTTTATGCTATAATACCACTTCAGATAAATAGTTAAAAGATTATCTGATGCAATTGGTATAATGAAGAATTTTAAACAATTCATATCAGAGTCAGTCAATATCTCTGGCGACTTCAACGGAAACCTATACATTAACTCTCAAGACCAACAATCTCAAGAGGAAGTTGGTGAGAGTTATGTTGCCGATATAACTTGGCAAAATAGCATATATAGAATTGAGATGGCAACAAAGACTGGAATACCATCAAAGCAGGAATTGGCTGAAAAACTTCAGAGTGAATATCCTGGTGCAATGGTTCATAACATTTATCCAGTAGAAGAGAAACAATTAAATATTCAAAACGCAAAAAGATATCATCCTGCAAAACTAGATTGGGTTGACTGATTATGGGACAGTGGAATAAGAATACACAGGACTTTCTCAATCAAGAGAGAAGTCTCTTTGAGGTTAATGGTGTTGCAACAAGGGACGGAAGAATAGTAGATAACATTAACAGATTTCCCGTAAGTATAAATCCAGATGCTTTTGGGAGAACGAGAGTATCTATACCATTAACTTTATTTGATTCTTCACACAGATTTGCCGACAATAATCTTTGGAGCACGGCAACTGTAACTGGAGGATCTACCAGTTTTAATGCTAGTCAAGGATTAGTTGATTTAACAGTAACTACTGTAGCAAACGCAGAAGTAGTTAGAGAAACAACAAAGGTATTTTCTTATCAGCCAGGAAAATCTCTTCTTATAATGAGCACCTTTGTTCCAGCAACACCACAAACAAATCTTCGCCAGAGGATTGGATATTATGGTGCTAGTAATGGAATGTATTATCAACTAGATGGATTAACTCCAGCATTCGTAGAAAGAAGTTTAGTTACTGGATCAGTAACAGAAACTCTCATTAGTCAAACTGGTGGTGTTTATGGTGCTGGCGATACTGGATGGAATGGAGATAAACTAGATGGAACTGGTCCATCTGGTCTTACACTATCAAAAGATAAAGCACAAATTCTTTGGATGGATATTGAGTGGTTAGGTCTTGGATCTGTAAGAATGGGATTTGTTATTGACGGTCAATTTATTACTTGTCACACATTCCACCACGCAAATATAATGTCATCTACTTATATCACAACTGCTTCATTACCTTTACGATACGAGATTAAAAATACTGGTGTTACTGCTGGCGGCACTTTAAAGCAGGTTTGTTCCACAGTCATTTCTGAAGGTGGTTATGAGCTTCGTGGATTACAACAAGCAGTTGGAACACCAATTCTATCTCCAAGTAATTTAGAAGACAAAGGAATATACTATCCACTACTTTCATTAAAGTTAAAAACAACTCGTTTAGATGCTGTAGTAATTTTAACAGCATTATCAATATTGGGAGTGGAAGATGGCACATATAATTGGCAAGTAAGAGCAAGCGGATCTACTACTGGTGGAACATGGGTAAGTGCTGGCACAGATAGTTCAGTAGAATATAATATAACTGCAGCAAGTATCACGGGCGGAAGAATTTTAGCAAGTGGTTATATAGATAGTAGTAAAAATAATATTGGATCAATAGATATTCTTAAAGAAGCATTATTCAAATTTCAATTAGAAAGAAATGGATTAACTGGAACTCCATTAGAATTATCTATTGTTGCTACTTGTGATAAGGATAATAAAGATGTTCACGCTTCTATGGACTGGGAGGAAATCAGCCGATGAAAATAAAGGCAAGATTGTTTGAGAAAATTTTTAGAACACAGCATATCTTCCAAGTTGCTGGCATTCAGTTGGGCGAATGCCCCTTGGTTCAGTGCTGAAGGTCTCCTAGACATTGGAGAACTTCATGATACAATGACATCATTGCAAACTAACTCTTAAATTACTATGTTCTCACGATCCACTATTACTAATGCCCTGATTGCTGATGCACAGGGTAACATTGCTAAGGCAAAAGCAAACGTAGAAATTTATCTAAACTATCCCGTTGGTATTGGTGAGCACCCTGATGTGCTTGCTGCTATCCAGAGTCAGGTAGATATTATTGCTCATGAAGAAGAACGTATCTCCGTTATTGCTAAACACTTCGGTGATTCATAATGAATAACTTTGAAGTCTTCTTATATTTTGTATGCTTTGCTGCCATTGGTGGTGCTGCATTTGCTATGATGTGGAGTAACATTCAATCTATTAACATAGAGATGAGAACTCCTCCCAAACCAAAGCATCCTGAAGCACCACAGGCAGGAGAAGAAGTGATGTATGTAGATCTTTCCAGAGAAAAACTAGAGAAACTTTACGAAGATGATTAGCTCAGAAACACCATATAAAATGTCTGAAATCATTCGTGATACTTGGCCTAATCTTTTTAGACCAATAAAACCAAGAAAAAAGAATCTTGACAAATGAAATCATTCTTGATATATTAAGGGGGTCAAATGACTCCCTTTTTTTTATGTATGATACCTAAAATAATTCATCACTCTGCCCCAAGAAGTAAAAAAAGGTGGCATCCAATATGGGAAAATTGTCTAAATTCTTGGTATAAAAATTACCCACAAGATGAATATGATCATGTCATGTGGGATGATGGTAAAATAGATTGTTTTATTGAAGAAAAATTTGAAGAATATTATGTAATATATAATGCTCTTCCATTTCATATAATGAAATTGGATATGTTTAGATTATGTTTGATGTATGAGTACGGTGGACTTTATAAAGATATGGATTACTATTGTTATGAAAATTTTCATAACAATATTATAAATGATATTGCTATAGTTAGATCTCCGTGTTTTGCTGCTGGTGAATATTTTCAAAATTCTTTGTTTGCATCTGCTCCAAAGAAAAAATTCTGGTTGAAGTGCATTGATAATCTCATAGAAAGATACAACTATTATAAAATAATTACAGATTGTACCAGTGAAGAATTTAATCGTTATGTTCTGTCTGTTACTGGACCAATTTTATTTACCCACATAAAAGAAGTACATCCCAGTATTTTTGAAGAAGTTCAGGAATTGCCTAGTGAAATATACAATCCTTCAATTGGTATATACCATGACAAACAAGAAATGAAAAATGTTAAATGTATGCATTTTTTATCTGGACTCTGGGGGGAAGAATCTTTTAGGCAAATAAATCAGAATATGAATACTAATAATAAAAATATGAAAGATGTGACTTGCGATACTTATAAAAGTATGAGAGGTATTGATATAAGTAATTTTGATGGATAATGAGGTTTATATATGCTAACAATATTTAATTACCTGGCGGCATTTTGGTCTGTTGTTATAATGAATTGTATTCATCCAGTTAACTGGGAGTATTGTTATAGGGTAGACCAGTGGTTAATTCCAGAACTTGTATATGGATGGAAACTAAAAACTGGTGAAATTCAAATTTATCAAAATGAAAAAGAATACTTAAATGAAAAGTAATGTCGTACCTCTATTCCCAACTCCTTTCGGAATATATGAATTGGATGTCGATTTGGATAGAATATATTCTTCATTATCAAAATTCAAAACATCTCCTAATTATCTTTTGAGTGGTTCAAAATCTAGTTTTGAAAGAGATGTTAGTATTTTATATGAAGATGAATTTTTTGATTTATTTGCAAAGGTACAATTTGCATTAGAGGACTATACGAAAACTGTCTCATTAGAACCAATAATTGTTACTGATAGTTGGTATAATGAAATGAGTATAGGTAAAAGATTAATTTTACATAGACATGAACATAGTGTAGTTAGTGGAGCATTTTATGTTAAGTGTGGTAAAAAATCTGTACCATTGAAATTTAAAAATCCATTAGCACCATATAGGATGATGGAATTGTATACAAAAATTCCATCCGATTATTCTTCTGGAGGAATGCAATTTCAACCAAGACCTGGTGTTTTATTTTTATTTCCTAGTTGGTTGGAACATGAAACTATTGAAGAGAAAGATGACAGGTGTGTAATCAGTTTAAATACAACATATAAAAAGGAGTTGCAAAGATGAGTTTAAAAGTTGATTTTAATAAGCTAAGTAATGTTCCATACATGAGGGATTATGCTAGTGACCCTAAGTTTCAAAAATGGGTTAATGAGTATGTTGATTTCTGGTCTGAGCAGACCGAGGAAGGTCTTGACAGTGTGGCATTGATTCGTGCAATAGAATGCACCAATGGATGCGTTCAGTATGCCTTCAGGGACGAGGAACCATGGGCACTGGACCTAGAGCAGACAAGACTATGCATGAAGACCTCTATGACCTTCATCAAAACAAAGAAGTTGGAATTGCCAGATGGAAGAGTGCTTGAGTGTGACTCTTCTATAATTGATGCTTTAAATAAAGTTCGTGATATTTACATCAGAGGATTCAAGCAAGGTGATGATGATGCAATGATGGAATTCTATGCACAATCGTTGGCACAGTTTTTTGTTCTTGGTCGTGATAAAATTAATGCAAAATTTGACTGGGTTAATGAGAATTTAAATAGTGTATTTGGTGAATTATTTTTACGAGCAGGAAGGCATTATGTACTATCATATCTTGATGCATTAGATAAATGAAATACAGTAAGGTATTCGTTTCTGATGTTCACTTAGGTACTTCAGTATGCAGATCAAAGAATTTTTTAAATTTTTTAAAGAAAATTGATACTAAAGAATTAGTATTAGTTGGTGATATTATTGACATCTCTTACATGAAGAAAAGACCCTCAACGTGGAATGAAGATTCAATTAATTGTATTCATGAGATGATTAATTTATTGAAGAATGGGACAAAAATAACATACGTTTTGGGTAATCATGAAAAAGAGTTGAGGAGATATATTAACTTTACGCATGGTAATTTACATCTTTGTAATGAGTATTCTTTTATAGATGAAAAAGGTCAAAGAATTTTATGTACTCATGGTGATGGCAAATCTCAATTCTTAAAAGATGGATGGGAGCAAAATATATTTAATTCTGCTTATAACATGATGACTCCATTGAGCATATGGGCAAAGAGGATGTTTAACTTTTCTATTTTAAGTAGTATTAAAAAAACTGAAAAAGGAAAACAATTTATTGATAAGTATGAAACTGATATTGTTGGGTATACTAAGTCTTTAAAAAAATATGACGGTGTGATATGTGGTCATATTCATCACGCACATATTAAGGCATTTAAAAACTTAGTTTATATGTGTTGTGGTGATTGGGTTGAAACTTGTAGTGCTATCGTAGAAGTTGACGGAACTTATCAGATTAAGTATTATTAATTATAAATAATTGCAAGTTAAATCATTCTTTATGTTGATTGAACGGGATACAAATAATAATAAAAACCCCCTAGCACTCTTTGGATGCTTGGGGGTTTTTTGTATTCAGTGAGTTGACAAGTACTTAAACTAGGACTAGATTTCTATGGAAATTTTAAATTCACCACAAGACTTCTTGTATAATTTGCATACATGTTCACCGAATGAAGCAAAAAGACTGTGGAGGAATTCTATAAAAGATAAATGGAATAACAAATGTGCCTATTGTGGGACAAAATCTAAACCATTATCTATTGACCATATAGTTCCACAATGTAAAGGTGGAAATGACCATATTACTAATGTAATATGTGCTTGTACTAGTTGCAATCACAGTAAAGGACATGAAAACTGGGAGCATTGGTTTAAAAGACAAAAGTTCTTTACAAAAGAAAGATACGATGCCATAATAGAATGGCAGAGACAACTATTAACAACAGATCTAAATTTAGTTAAGTATAAACCAAGGAGGAATAAAGTAGCATGAGCAACAGTATTATAATCTACAGTCGTGACGGTTGTCCTTATTGTGATAAAATTAAAGCTATTCTTGACCAAAGAGAAATTCCATATACACTAAATGAGTTGGATGTGACTTTCACTAGGGATGAGTTTTACGGTGAGTTTGGAGTCGGAACGACATTCCCTCAAGTTCTTTACAATGATGAAAACATTGGAGGTTGCACTGAAGCAGTGCAGTATTTACATGAAAATCATATCATTTAAATGTCTCCGATAAATAAACCAGAAGCACCGAAGGTTAACCGAGGTGTGGAGTTGTTACTTAAGAATAGGAGGGAGAAGCAAGTTTCGGAACCAAGTCATAACGGATTTGAGATTTCAAAAGTGATTTCTCTTCTAAAGAGAGAAGTCAGAATTCAATTTTCTTTTTCTATAGTGAAAAAAGATTAGACTCTCGGAGGTAAGAACCATGTTAGCAGCAGAAATAGCAATTTTTTGTATTTTACCATTTTTATTTTTATTAGTTGGTGGTGTGGTAGGATGGTTAGCAAAAGATCATGTATACCAAACTCAACCGGTTTACATGCATCCAGAAATGTTTGATGAGAACGGAAATGTTCTACCAGATGAAATTTTAGCAGTACGATTTGAAAACAATTATGACAACGACGAGGAAGAAGAGGACAACAACTAAAGCTCCTACTCAACTACCCCCCAATCCATTATCTTTTGAAGTTTTGAACCTTGTTTCTAAAGCAAGGTCAAAAGCAAAAAAGATTGAACTCCTGAAGGAGTATGGTCATCCATCTTTGAAGGCACTATTTATTTGGAACTTCGATGAGAGTGTGATTTCTATTCTTCCTCCCGGTGAAGTTCCTTATTTTGAAGATGATAACGATTCAATCTCAAGCAAGATTGAAACTGCTGTTGAAAAGATGGGAGAATCTGGTTCTCTTGGTGCTACTGATACAAAGTATACAACAATTAGAACCGAGTATACTAAGTTTTATAATTTTATTAAAGGTGGTAATGATGCACTTTCATCTCTAAGAAGAGAGTCTATTTTTATTGATCTGCTCAAGGGACTCCACCCACTTGAAGCAGAAATTATTTGTCTATGTAAAGACAAAAGACTCCAAGAAAAGTATAAACTAACTAGAGAACTTGTTAGTGAAGCATATTCAGATATTCGTTGGGGTGGTCGCAGTTAAATTCAAATTGAGGTATTAATGGGAAAAGGAATTAAAGTTATTCAGGGTGATTGTGATCCAACATTGGCACAAGATAAAACTCTACCCAATAATGCTTATTTGGTAGAGTATCTACAAGATGGAATAACCAAGTTTGATATTGTGATGGCAGGAAAAACGGTTGATATTTTTGATGATTACTATGATAAGTATAAGAAAGACTTCAAAAATATGACCCAAGCAGAGGGAAGAGCAAATCCTAAACTCTGGGGTATACAACCAAAAGAAACTAAAAAGAAAAAATAAAGTAAAAAAGGGGGGATAAATTTCCCCCCAAATTTTTTGCCCATTAAGGTTTTTAAAACTGTGTTGTACAATACAGTTTGGCAGAACTAAATAATTATGGTAGACTATACCAGTCGTTCATCTTATGTTTAGCATACTGTTGGCACTGACTCTTGCCCATCATAATGACCAGTCTCCTTATGGGTGGCATATGTCATGTGAAAGGTTTCTACAAAGAAGAGTTGAGATTCAAATGGATCCCAACTTAGACCAACGTTCTAAGTATAATCTTATAGGTTATCTTAAATCGAAAGTGGAAGGTCAATGTACAGATGTATTAATATAGGACGCAAGTAAGTCGTAGGAACGGAGCGTTCATCCCATGTTAGAACTATTATTCTATACAACACTCTCATGTACTCAAACTGATGCTATTATGCTGAAGATTGAGAACAATGCGAATCTATCTTCTATCTTGAAGGTAGAGTTGATTGAGACCCTTAAGGACTCATCACCAGAATGTGAGTGGTATTGGGACGCAAACGACTGAAGGAACGGGAAAAAACGGATCCTCGGAAACGAGAGAAGGTTAATTTTCACCCAACTTCAGGAGTAACACCATGAACACACTAAACATGATCAAGAAGCAGATTCAAAAAGCATCTGCTGTTCACGACGCACAAGTTCTTCACACCTCATATCGTGGTGTTGAGTATGATACACGTTGTGTAGAAAGTAAGGAAACCCACGGCACATTCTGCTATCGTGGACAGACTTACGACAAGTGATTTACTTGTTTAAAAGTTAAATAAGGGAGGGGTTGACTACCCCTCTTTTTTTGTGTAAAATTAGATGAAATGATGGTTATCAATGGATAAAGAAAAACTCAAACTAATTATCAGAAATATTGAGTTGCTAGTTGATTCATTAAAAGCAGAAGTGCATTCTGATGACGGTGTGCATGAGATTTCGTATGAGGAAGAAAAGGAGTATTTTAATAGATACGGACATCCTGGGGATTATGATGAAGTTTTTAATGCTGATGATGTTTATCCAGACTAAATCATATAAATTGTTTATTGAATGTAATGACAAGTAGAGGAAAAGAATTAGTAAAGATGTTAGAACGTCTTGTTAAACAAGAGCATCTTTATGACGAAGAAAAAATTAGAGAGGTTAAATCTCAATTAAGAATTTTAAAGCAAGAAATTGCAGACTTAGAGAAAACACAGAAAAAAGGATTTGGAAAATGAATGTAAAACTTATTAGTGCTACCCCTGATGCAGAAAAGCATATGGGATATGTTGCCCGTGTGAGCAATCCTAATAATCAAGAGAATCCAAAGGTAGCAGGACTACTAAAGTATTGCATCAGTCACCAACATTGGTCTGTATTTGAGCAAGCATTTATGACTTTAGAAATCGAGACCACAAGGGGTTTGGCAGCTCAAATTTTGAGGCATAGGTCCTTTACATACCAAGAATTTTCACAACGTTATGCTGATTCTTCCTTACTCTCAGAGAAGATCCCTCTACCTGAATTACGCAGGCAAGACACCAAGAATCGTCAAAATAGTATTGATGATATTGACCCATTTACGATTCAGAAGTATCAGATATTGATGCAAGACCACTTTCAAAAAGGAATGGAATTGTATCAGAAAATGCTTAGTGAAGGGATTGCAAAGGAGTGTGCTCGCTTTGTGCTTCCACTCGCCGTACCTACAAAACTCTACATGACTGGCTCAGTTCGATCATGGATCCATTATATAACTCTGAGGTCTGCAAATGGTACTCAGAAAGAGCATATGGATATTGCATTGTCTTGCCAAAAGATTTTTGCAGAACAGTTTCCTGTCTGTGCAGAAGCACTAGAGTGGGTCTAAATATTTTTGTATGAATTTATAAAGAATGGCAACTTATCCTGTAAAGCATATTGAAACTGGTGAAACTAAAGATGTAATAATGAGTGTTCACGATTGGGACCAGTGGAAAATTGACAATCCCGAATGGGAACGATATTATACTCCATATAATTCACCAGGATTTGGTGAAGTTGGTGATTGGCAGAACAAACTTATTCAAAACAAACCAGGTTGGAATCAGGTGTTAGAAAAAGCATCTCAGCAACCTGGGGCAAGAAATCTTAAAATTTGATATGGCTAGAAAAAAAAGAGGAGCATCGGACCAACCTATTGGGGTTGGCATGACTGCTAAACAGATGAAAAGAAAGAGACCATTGAATAATGATCTCCTTATTGATATTGAACCTTTAACTGATAATCAGACAAAACTTTTTGATTCTTACAACGAAGGTAAAAATATTGTTGCGTATGGTGCAGCAGGAACTGGAAAAACATTTATCACTTTGTTTAAAGCGTTACATGAAGTGATGGATGCAATTACTCCATATGAACAGATTTACGTTATTCGTTCTTTAGTTGCTACAAGAGAAATTGGTTTTCTTCCTGGTGATCATGAAGATAAAGCAGACATTTACCAAATTCCGTATAAGAATATGGTAAAGTATATGTTTCAACTTCCCACTGAAACTGACTTTGAAATGCTGTATGGCAATCTAAAGCAACAAGAAACAATTAAGTTTTGGAGCACTTCATTTGTCCGTGGTACTACTCTCGATAATTCTATTATTATCGTTGATGAATTTCAAAATTTGAATTTTCATGAACTTGATAGTATAATTACCCGTGTTGGTGAAAACTCTAGGATTATGTTCTGTGGTGATGCATCGCAGAGTGACTTAGTTAGACAGAATGAAAAGAATGGCATTAGTGATTTCATGTCAATCTTGAGAAAAATGCCATCTTTTGATATAATTGAATTTGGTCTTGATGATATTGTTCGTTCAGGATTAGTTAAAGAATATCTAACTGCAAAAATGGAACTAAATTTGAATGTCTAAATTTAATCATATTGATTTAAATCTTCCTAGATTGGAAAGAGAAACTATTGACGGAGTTAGGTTTTACAAAATTCCTGGAAAGGAAAATGTAAAAAGGCTTGTATCTATTACTTCAATTACTAGTCATTATAATCGTCAGATTTTTATTGATTGGAGAAAAAAAGTTGGTAATGCTGAAGCAGATAAGATAACCAAACGATCTACAAGTCGTGGTACTGACATGCATACACTTGCAGAAAATTATCTGCTCAATATTGAGTTACCTAAAGTACAACCTTTATCAGATTATCTATTTAAAATTGCAAAAAAAGAACTAGATAAAATAGATAACATCCATGCGATTGAAAATTCACTTTATAGTGATGTGTTAGGAATTGCAGGAACAGTAGATTGCATTGCAGAATATACTGGAGAAAATGGTAAACCTGAATTGTCTATAATTGACTTTAAGACTTCTAAAAAACCAAAACCAGTAGAATGGATTGAAAACTATTTTGTTCAAGCAGCAGCATATGCTTGTATGCTATACGAAATGACAGAAATTCCTGTCAAAAAACTTGTAATTATTATGGCCTGTGAAAATGGAGAGTGTGAAGTCTATGAAGAATATGACAAAGGGAAGTATATTAAACTTCTCGTCGAATACATTAGAGAATTTGTTGATAGCAAAACCAATTAATATGGACAAAAATATTAAAGACGCAATTAAAGATAAATTTTTATGTCCACAAAAATTTGCTCAAGACATTGAAAGCATTGTAAAAATTTCAAAGATTAGTTACATTGATGCAATAGTCACATATTGCGAAGAAAATAAAATTGAGATTGAATCAGTTCCTAAATTGATGTCAAAACCACTTAAAGAAAAACTTAAGTGCGAAGCAACCAAACTTAATTTTCTTAAAAAAACTAGTAGAGCAACTTTGAAATTTTAATTGTGACCCCTTTTGATGTTTATAAAACATACTTGGCAATGAAGAATCACTTCACAAAGTCAAGTTATGATTATTTTAAATACTGTGGAAAATCTAGAGCATCTATAAATTCCTTTCACAAAAGAAAGGACAGATACTTCTTTGAAAAAATGTCTAGACAAAAGTCTGACGATGAAATCAAAGCATATTTTGTCGCTAACTTTGTTGAATGTAATGATCCCGAAAGACTTTGGATTGGAGAAATCATTGCCAATGGAGAAGAACATTATGTTAATTGGTTAAAAAGGATTCAAAGCCTCACTTATGTCTTTAAGACAGAAAGTGAGGTTTTTATTTCTAAAGATAATCTTGATACTATTTTTGAATGTAAAATAAATCAGCATCCAGAAATACTAAAGAAGCATTTGCAAAATGCTGTAACTTTAGAAACAATGGTCATACTTGATATGATTCTTGGATATGTAAAAAGGTTTGATAAAAACATTACGGACCCTATATGGGAAACCGTAAGTCTAAGAATCAAGAAATATAAACCGTTCCTAAATATTGATGAGTCTAAATGTAAGCAAATTTTAAGGGAGATAGTATTATGAGTAGATTTTTTGATTCAGAAGTAGTCAGAGAATCTGTTATGGAACTTGATAATCTACAAGAAAAAATATTTGAACAGTTGATGACTATCCCTTTTGCTGGCAGTCCTAAAAAGAAAGAACATCTTGATTTAATGCGAGAGTTCCTTGAAAAACAAAAGAATTTTATCTTTAGATTGTCACTTTCTGATGATCCAGAAGCAGTAGAATTAAAGGAAAGAATCTTAGATTCTGCTAAAATGTTCGGTCTTCAACCAGGTTCTAGTGTGAATGACTTTTTTGATATTCTTGAGTCTCAAATAGACGCACTTGAGAAAGGACTTGACGACTAGGGTGCCCCTCTGCTAGACTTAATACGTCAATACGACACAAACATCTAATAATAATCAATACGGAGAATACAAATGTCTTTTGCTGATCTTAAAAAGCAATCCCGAATGGGTAGCCTCACTGAAAAACTGGTGAAGCAAGTAGAAAAAATGAACGACAAGGGCGGTGGTAAAGATGATGACCGTTTCTGGAAACCCGTCATGGACAAGAGTGGAGTTGGATCTGCAGTGGTTCGTTTCCTACCAGCACCTGAAGGCAGTGAACTCCCCTGGGCACAAGTTTGGTCTCACGCATTCCAAGGTCCTGGTGGATGGCTCATCGATAACTGCCTGACTACTGTTGGTCAGCAATGCCCTGTCTGTGAGAAGAATCGTGTACTCTGGAACTCTGGTTCTGATGCAGATAAAGAAGAAGCACGTAAGCAAAAACGCAAGTTGTCTTACTACGCAAACATTTATGTTGTACGTGACCCTGCCAATCCTGAAAACCAAGGTAAGGTTTTCCTTTATAAGTTTGGTAAGAAAATCTTTGATAAGATTATGGCAGCAATGCAACCTGAGTTCGATGATGAGCAACCTATCAATCCGTTTGACTTCTGGGAAGGTGCCAACTTCAAACTAAAACTGAAGAAGGTTGCAGGTTATTGGAACTATGATGCTTCTGAGTTTGCTGCTCCTAGTGCTCTCCTTGATGGTGATGACGATGCACTTGAGAACCTTTATAAAGGACTGCATGACTTGAATGCATTTGTTGATCCTAAAGAGTTTAAATCTTATAATGATCTCAAGAAGCGTCTTGACTACACTCTTGGTCTAAAAGCAACTTCCAAGATTCAAGATCAAGAGACTGTTGAAGAGGACGCACAATGGGAACGTGAACGCAAGGGTGACTTCTCTGAGTCCACCTCTTACAATGCACCTACTACGTCTTCAGAACCGTTCTTGAATGCAGAGTCGTCTTCTAACAATGATGATGAAGAAGATGATGCACTGTCTTACTTCCAGAAACTTGCTGAAGGTTAATTCTGAAAATTGATTTTTGTTTACAAAAATCGTCCAAAAAAATGCCCCCCAAATTTTTTGTTTGGGGGGTTTTTTAATTTCCAGTTCTTTCGTTATATGCTCTCTTTGTTTTCTTATTAACTTTTTGAGAAGAAGTTTTATAATGCATCATATCTTTCATATCCCTTACGAATAATCCAGCAAATTCTCTTCTAATTACGTTTATAAATCTTTTTTTATCATTTTCTCGTATTTCATATTCTTGATTTGTCACTGCTTTTGCACGACTCTTAATCGTTTCAATCTCACCATTGGGATTTAAATATTCTACTATCTGACCATCTTCCTCAATGAAGACTTTCATACCTGGTTTAGGAAAGTTCATTTACTCTGTTTCGTTTGTAAAGTTAAAAGTTGGTTGTAAGACACCATCAACTATGGTTCCAGTGAATTGAAATAATCTTGCTGGTATTCTCACTTTATTATCTAATACAATGTCATCAATACGAATAGTAAAGTCAGATTCATCTCTTAAGTAGACGGTTAAATTTCCACCCCATCCATTTGGCCAATTTGCCAAGTTATTTAGTATATTTATTTCAATAAACTTATTTCTATCATCATGAGAGGGTATTTCAAGGAATGATGTATTTGTATCAATATTTGTTATATTGTAATCTCTTGGACCACCCGATCTATTATATACTACAACTTTTTGATTTAGATTTACACTAACTACTGTATTTGCTTTTGGACTTGGAAAGGCACTAGTAAAATATGATTTTGAATTAGTATTAGTCACTACAGTTTCACTTTTAGATGTGTCTACTTGAAGACCACCAGGTATAACTACTCTTCCATACAAATCTTTAAATTCTACTGTTTCATAATGATGAACTTCTGCTAGTTTTTCTGGACTTCCATACTTATCAAGCATATAATTATTCAATGAATTATTATCTAATGGCCACTCATCATTTAAATTAATTATATTATTGGATATTTTTATAATCCAATCCAAACTGGCATCATTATAAAATCTTTTTGCTAGTGTATCTGGTCTATCACCATCTTGTATTTCATATTTTTGAAAGTTTGATATATTATTGAATATATCCTCCCTTACTTTGGGTCTTTTAAATAAATTTTTGACAGTAGAAAAATCCTTTAGAGAACCATTACCTTTTGGATTTTGCTGATATTGTACATCTGGTAAATTAGAGAAGTAAGACATTTTAGTAACCTATACTTGATGAATCATCATAATCACTTTCATATAATGGTTCAATTTCAGAAAATGACATTCCAATATTATAAGATACTGGCTGGCCTTCATCATATGCAGAAAATTGTCCATCTGGTGAATAATTAACAGCAAAATTTGTCAATGCACAAAATTTAAACTTATTCATACCACTAATTGGATTGGCGTCTCCTGTTTGATAAGTTAATTTAAAGATATTTGGACTTTTTAAGAATGTTCCGGCATTTGTACTACCTTGTCCATTTGATTTTTTTGCTGCCATTCCCTTTTTGAAGAATAGTATTATTTTCCTGACCATTTCTGCTTCAGGTTTACTTCTTGGACTCATTCTGTAAGAAAAAGTAAACTCTCTTAATGTGACATTATTGAATAAAAGCTCGAGATTTGAGTTTGGAACAACTCCACTTCTTGCTAGTATTTGCTCTGCAGGAACATCGAAAGATGCTTGCTTTAATAATGCAGATGTTATTGAAGCTTGTATTTGCTGTAAAAGTGGACCTTGGATTGCATCCATTCCACCAGCATCAGCAACAGCACGTCCAATTGCTACTGCTTGTGCTGGATTAAACTTAGCAACCATATCCAGTCCTGCTGATAGCAGACCAGTTACTGATGATGTATTAACTAATCCTGATTTTACGTCGTTGGACATCATTGCAGTTATACTAGCAGTCAAATTATTCATTTGATCTGCACCCCATGCAGTTGCATTACTATCTGCCGCATTATTTGGAATTGGCAAATAAAGTCTTCCTTTATTTTGTGTCGTTCTTCCCCCAAGTACGGATAAACCACCCGTTAATACACTTCCTGGGTCTCCGAAAATACTACTAGCTGGAGATAATTCAAGTTGCTCTATTTTTAGGAAATCTTGCTGTAGTTCTAGAACATCTAAAGGATATTTTAATGGTAAAGTATTTGTGAAAAAATTTTTATTAGAAGATGCTAGTTTTTCTTCTGCTTTTGCAGTAGTTGCTGGTATTTGAGTTGGGTCTGTACTAGTTCCTGGTGGTGTTGCTAATATATTTCCACCTGGTAATGCTGTTGCTATCCCAGGATTTGTACCAGGAAATTGATTTAAAACTCCTGGTACAGCAGTATGTTGAGATACTTGTGCAGTTGGATGCAGATTATTACCACCAGCATTACCACCTATTGCTACATGTGCTTGTTGGGTTTTTTGTCTTAGTGATGTGCTTAAAGATTGTGTTAGTGGTGTTGGTTGATTTGGGTCTCCATCTACAAATAATTGTGGGTCTTGAATAGCGTCCATAGCCCAACTGCCATCCTGATAAAATATAGCAGTTAATGGAGTATCGTATCCTAATAATCCTTGTTCTTTTAGTTGATATTCTCCTGTTACTGGATCGTATCTTAATCCCAAATTAATACCAAAAGGTCCACAAGTTGGACATGTATGTAAATTATCTTCTACAACTTGATATGCCATTTAAGGTGCGTCCCAAACTCTATACTTAGGTACTTTTCTACCATCTTTGTTTACAAAAGATTCGGTAGGTAATATTGATACTTCACCCCATTCTGATTTGGGAACTTTCATTAAATCACTCATTACACCAGTGAAAAGATATTTATGTATAGTCTTTTTAGGTGCATTAGTTATTCCTGTTTTATTTATGAGAGATTTAGCAAATCCTTTTCTATACTGTGGATTTAAGTAATGTAGATTAATACCTGTAAAACTTCCCTCTCTAGGATTTACATTTACTATGAATGATAATGGATGCATATCCCAATAAGGGTATTTTTGTGGATATTTTGCCGAATACATAAAAAACACAAGATCCCCAGGAATAATAAATCCAGTGTCAGACTGACTAATATCTTTCTTTTGATAATTCAAAAGTTCATTCATAAGTGCATTGGTCCACCAATTACCACTTCTAAATTTTTTACCAGCAGATTTATTGAGAGTTTCCGCAATCATATTTTATCCTTTATTAAAATTATAATCTAACATCATTCGGAAAAGAGAATCTCTCATTACCCATAGGTGCTCTTGTTCTTCTGCTGGTCGTGCTGGATATCCTTCCCACATTTCTAATCTTTTAATCACACAATGATGTAAGAGACGTATATCCTCTATTGTCAAGCTTACTTGATAATCGTAATAATTTTCTTCATCATTCATTTTAGTTTTATTCCCAGTTCTTTTTCGGTAAGTATCTTAAATTCATATTTTCTATCAGCACACCATTCTTTTGCTGCTTCCCACTTTGCCTGATTAATTGCCCAGGTTTTCACACTATATGCCCAAGATTTTGTTTTACGTTTAGGTTTTTGTTCAGGCATTTTTAAGTCTTTTTGTGGTTTGATTTCTACAACCATAGTTCTTATAATTCCATTTTTGTCTTTGTATTTTACAAAGAAATCTGGAAAATACCTGTGAAATTTGTTATCTAAAGGTGAACGGTATGGTATAAAAAACTCCTCAGACCTCCATTCGTTTACACTTTCAGTCAAATCACAATATCGCATAAACTTCAATTCATATGATGACCTATAAATGATCTTTGTTGGGTCACCTTTATATTTTTCTGGTTTTTGTGGTTTAAATTTACCTTGTCTATAACCAGAGTCGTCTTTATGTGGCATACATAGTATAGGAATCTTCTATAAAATATATTTATAAATGGCAGATCAAAATGCTGGACAACCAAACGTAGGTCCATTATATATGAAGATGACCACTCCCAGAGATGAGGGGGGTGTCGCACTTGCTAGTGGGATGGACATACTAGGTAACGTATCTTTCAGTAGTCAATTTAAAGTTGCATTGCATCTGGGAAATGGTAGTGCAGGTAATGATTTGTTAGATTGGATGCAAAAAAGTGGTATAACTATTGATGCAGCAATGAATACTTATTATGATTTTTTCTGTGCCGAAGCAATAATTCCAGGAGCAACTTTTGATGTTGCAGAGGAAATGGGTTCTCGTCAGGGTATAGTAGAAAGAATTCCAACAAGAAGAATTTTTGCTCCTGTTCAATTAACATTTTATGTCGATAACGACTATAAAATTATGAGAGTATTTGAAGAATGGATGAATTATATAAACCCGTTACAATCTGCTGGTGGACCAGTAGCACCGTCAGCAATAGGATTTGGTAATCAAAAAGATAGAAATCAATTTTTCAGGATGAGATATCCTGATACTTATAAGAGGATTATTTCAATAGTTAAATTTGAAAGAAATTTCAGAGAAAATCCATCACAAGGTGGTGATAATCTGCAAAGTGTTCCAACAATAACTTACAGACTTATTGATGCCTTTCCAACAAATATATCAGCAATTCCATTATCATATGAAGGTTCCACAATAACAAAAGTTAGTGTAGAGTTCTCATACTCTAGATATGTTTATGAAAAGCATGGTGGTAATGTAACAACTATACCAACTGGTGCTGGACAAGTATTTGGAATAACCAATCCATCCGCAAATAATTTGACATTTGAAGAAATATTTAACACGATTGGAAATCTATTCTAAATAATTTTACTGAGGTTCACTGAACATTATGCCTTTACCAAAAATATCTACCCCAACTTATGAGTTGGAATTGCCTTCTAATGGGAAAAAGATTAAATATAGACCATTTCTAGTTAGAGAAGAAAAAGTATTAATTATTGCATTAGAATCAAGAGATGCAATGCAAATTACAAGTGCAATTAAACAAGTATTATCCGAGTGCATTTTAACAAAAGGCATTAAAGTGGATGAATTGCCAACATTTGATATTGAATATGTTTTCCTAAATGTTAGAGGAAAATCTGTAGGTGAATCAATTGATCTTTTGGTTACATGTTATGATGATGATAGCAATACACAAGTTCCTGTAACTGTGTTTGTTGATGAAGTAAAAGTACAGAAAAATAAAGACCACAATCCTGATATTAATTTAGGTTCTGATTTAATCATGAGAATGAAGTATCCATCATTGGATCAATTTATTAAAAATAATTTTGATTTTAATGATGTTCAGGATGAAAGTAATATCGAAAAGTCATTTAATATTATTGCATCGTGTATTGATACTGTTTTTAATGCAGAAGAGGCATGGGCTGCTGCTGATTGCACGAAGCAAGAACTTGTAGAATTTGTTGAAGGTTTAACATCAGAACAATTCAAGGAAATTGAAAAGTTTTTCCAGACCATGCCAAAACTTTCTCACACAATATCAGTGAAGAATCCTAAAACTGGTGTTTTAAATACAGTTACGTTGGAGGGATTAACGAGTTTTTTCGGCTGATTATGTCTCATATGGATCTTGAGGCATACTATAGAATAAATTTTGCTTTGCTACAGTTTCATAAATATTCTTTGACTGAGGTAGAAAATATGATTCCTTGGGAAAGAGATGTTTATGTTGGACTTTTGAAGCAGCATATTGAAGAGGAACAGTTAAAACAACAGCAGCAAAAAAATGCCAGTTAGATCACCACTAAATCCAGAAGCAATAACGGGCAATCCACCTGCAAGTCTTGAATCATTTCAAAATTTTATTTCTGGTGGATCATCAGTAGGGCAATCTACAGTATCTGCTTCTGGACAACAAGATATTGGTTTTCAAAGAGCATCTGTTAAGGCAGTAAATCCAGATATAAGCTCTATTGTTAATACAATTTCTAGCAATATTCAAAATGAACTGAATAGTACCCTACAAAATGTAACGAATATTGTTAATAGAAATGTTAGTGATAAAATCAAAGATAATAATAAATTAATAATTAGACAAATTGGAAATATTGTTGAAAGAAAAGATTCTTCAATAACTAATTTACAAAATTCTGTTAGAAATATTACTCAAGAAAATAATAAACTAGTTCAGAATGTAACTGGTGACTTACAGAGGCAAATTGATTTGGTAAAAGAATCCAAATCAAATACTACTTTGGGTGGGGACTTAGGTTCTTACAATGTTATGAATGAAGTGCAGCAATTGGTTGATAAGTCAACCAATATCACAAATAGAAGTGTTGATAGAAAGATAAAAGATGTAGGTACAGGATTAAGTACTCAGATACAGCAAGTTAGACAATCACAGGGTTCTCAGGTAACTCAAGTACAGAATAGTCTTCAAAATGTAAGACAAGAAACAAATAATATTGTACAGAAATTAACAGGTGATTATCAAAAGAAAATTAAAGATATTGATGCGGCTAAACCAACAAATATCTTAGATAAATTCTTAGACACATATAATAATGCTTTAGGTTTCTTACAGTTCTTTGCAAATAAAAAGAATGTTGATGGATTAAGAAAAAATTTAAAGAATCTTGTTACTTCATTTACTGAAAGTTTTGAAGTTGCTAAGTTAGTTAGGCAAACACTATTTAAAATAGTTGGACAATTATCAAATCTACCGAAAGCATCTCCTGGTAGAGGTAGTGGAATTAACCTTGATGTTAGAATGCCACGCAAAGGACCAAATGCAGCAAAACCAAGAGGTGGAAGAACGGGTGGTCTTATGCGAAGAATGGCATTACCAGCCCTTGGTGTGGGTGCTCTTGCAGTTGGTGGTGCAGCCACAGTAAATGCCTTGGAAAATAAACCACAAATACAAAAAGAAGATAACAAATTTAATTTTTTAGATTCATTAAAGGGTATTGTTGATGGATTTGCGGGAACGATATTTGGATTTTTAAATGAAGATAAAAATGATGATGACCCCAAACCAAGTGGACCACAACCAGTATCAAGACCATCCGGGGATACTACTGGTTCTACAGTAGCAGGTGAGAATCTGGCTGCTGTTACATCAACATTGGAAGCAACTGGATTACAAAATCAAGCAGATGTTATGCAAGTAGCGTTAAATCGTGTTAATAATCCACTCACACCTTATGGTGATTTATTTGGACAGATGACTGAGAGAGAACAGTTTAGTCCAATATCATCAATGATATATGATATCCCAAGTGAAGACCCTGATGCAGAACGTGTATACGGTCCAATAAAAGCAAAACTTGGAAAAACACCAGAAGAAAGAATTAAAAAAATAAAAGAATTATCTAGTGGTACTGATGGTATACAAAACTTTGCTGATTTTATCGGAAGACCAGAGATAGCAGCACCGGCATCAAATGTGTTAAAGCAATTCAAAAATGATACTGCAGTAGCAGCACAATCTCGTGATTTTGTTGGTGATTTAATTTCATTTAGAGGTTATGCTGGACGGGGTAAGAGAAGAGGTCCTGGAGGAAATTATTTGTTTGATTCTGGTGGTAAAATTGGAAAACTTCCAGTTGCAAAAATAGACCCCAATGCTAAAGGTGGGTTTGAATTAGATCCAAGAGGACTACAAAGGTCACCAGAACAAATAGAAGCAATATCTAAACCAATACCATCAGGTTCTGGTAGTGGGTCGTCAAGTGTTGTTCCATTAGATTTGTCTGGTGCCGCACCACAACAGCAAGCATCTGGAGGAGGTTCTCCTACTATTCTTGCAGGTAAAAATGAAGGACCAACAGTTCCACAGTTAGCATCTGGTGATAGTGAAAACTTCTTAACCATGTATTCAAAACTAACTTACAATATTGTTGACGGATAATGGCAAAAACAAAAGCAGTATCATCACCATTAGTATCGGCATTTAATAATATTGCCGCATTCAATAGCAGAACTAAAAGAGAACTGCCAAAAATGCAGCAAGATTATGAATCTTTTTCTCTATTAATTGATAGAGAAAAAAATGCTTTGGATGCAGTAAATCTTCCAAAGAAGAGAAAGATAAAGGAATTACAAAATTTAAATGTCGGTGGTTTATTTGGTAATCCTGGTAGTTTACTGAGTAATTTCGCATCTGGTGCTGTAGATGCTGCTGGTTTACTTGGGGGAATGTATCCACAGAAAGGAACACCAGGAAAACCACAGAAACCCAGTGGAAAACCAAAAGCACCTAAAGTATCTGGCACAAAAATAAAGTTTGGCCCATTAAGATCTATTGGTATCTTAAATTCAATATTTGCGGGACTTGATTTTGCTACTGGATTGCAGGAAGGTGAGAGTGTAGGAAAAGCAGCAGCAGGTGCTGGTGGTTCTCTTGCTGGGGGAATTCTTGGAGGTATGATTGGTCAAGCTCTCATACCTATTCCTGGTGTTGGATTTGTCTTGGGTAGTACAGCAGGTAGTTTCTTGGGTGGTTACGGTGGTGACAGGGCATATGAATCAACTGTTCAAAATAAACAAGACACTGCAGTAAAAGAATTAATAAAGGAACAAAAACAAAATACAAAAGATAAGAGTTCTTATGACGGATTTTTAAGATCATTCCAAGGATTTTCCAACCAGTTCACTAAATTCTTAACTGGTTTTGGATTATTACCTAAAGCACCAGTTTCAGATGAATCCTCATCATCAATGCTTGATAATCTACATAAAGGATTAGAAGGAGAAAATACTTTTATACAAGGTAATACTGGAAATTCTCGTGGTGACCATTTTCATATTGGACCAGATTATGAAGTTTATGGTAAACCAGAGGGTTTACCTGCTGCGAGAAAAGGTGCATATAAAATTGCTAAGAATTTGTTGTCAAGAAAGATACCTTTTACATTTACAAATGCACAAATTAATGTGGATGCTGAAAATCCCCCAGATGATGCAACATTAAAGCAATATATCGAGCAAGAACAGAATGCTCATATGACTAGATCTTCTGGTAGTTCTCATGGTGGACTTGATATTGCAGCACCAAAAGGAACGACAATTCCTGGTATTAAAGATGTGAAAGAGATTCCTAATGGGTTTGGGATTCAAGGAAAAATTTCAGGAACACAAGCATTTGTAGGTCATGGAGCACATGGTTCAAAATCATCACCAAATGTGGTTAAAAAAGAGAAAATCGCAGGTATTTCTCCTACAGGATCACATGATATTATTATTCCTTTAGACCATGTTCCATCTTCTTTATCTGGAAAATTTCCAGATACTGATGCCAAAACATCATTTAAACAATCAACATATACTGGTGCTGATGGCCGAGAGCGTGAGCATCAAGATCCTGCTGCAGAAAAATTAAAAGCAAAGTTAGAAGCACAGGGATATAATGTTGCTATTGTAAAACCAGAGTCATTTTCTTCATATCAAGCATATGATAAGTATATTAAATCACAATCTAAAAAGGGTGTTCGAGTTCTACCACTTCATTTTGATGCCAAAGGAAGCACTGGATTTATGACCATAACAAGACCAGGAGATGATGAAGATTCAAATCTTGCCGCACCTATCAATACTGCGTTAAGTGAATTTTCATCTTCTAATCCCGAACTTGGAAGTTTTAGAACAAGCACTCAGGGAAATGCAACAGTAAATGCTGGTGCTGCATCACCCACAGCATTAGTTGAACTTGGTGTTATGGTTGATTGGGAAAAGCATTATGGGAAGAATTTTACACAAACCAAAAAATTTGATGAGTTTATTCAAAGTCTATCTACTGCCATCGGAACAGTAGCACCAAAAGGACAAATAGACCCCAATGCTAAAGGTGGATTTGAATTAGATTCAAGAGGACTACAAAGGTCACCAGAAAGTATTAGACAATACCCATCTTATGATAAACCAGGTTCTTCAACTACAATTGTACCTGTAATATTACCAAGCACATCTTCTCCTGGAGGGGTGGGTGGAGCACCATCAATTGGTGGGGGAGGATCTCCTTCGCAAATAATTCCTGGTGGAATCTCCGACAGTGCTTTGGTAAATAGTTTAATGAAAAAGATATTCTTAACTAATCTAAACGATACCTAATGTCAAACGAAGCAGTAAGTGGTTTACAATTTAATTATGCCGTCATAACTTCTCTAGATGGTGAGAATGAAGTGGATATATCCAATATAATTATTCATTCTGATTACTATGAGGATATTTTGTCTCCATGCGTAACTATGTCAGTAACTGTTGTTAACACAACATCATTATATAATTTTCTACCCATTAGGGGTGGTGAAAAATTTGTATTTAGTGTTAATACTCCTAGTGGTGAATTTACATTGGATGAGGAATACTCAATGTATGTATTTAAAGTTAGTAATATTAATCCTAGAGATACTAATGAATACTTCACCATTCATTTTACTTCATTTGAAGGAGTAAATAATGAAAAATCAAGGTGTTTAAGAAAATATACAGGTAATCTAAAGACTACCGTAGAGAAGATATTGGAAGAAGATTTAGGGACGACAAAATATAAAGAAGAAAATATTGAACAAACTTCCAATTCATATAGTTTTATAGGAAACATAAGAAAACCATTTAGAGTTCTTACTTGGTTAGGAACAAAGGGGTTACCAGTAGTAAATGGTAGTGGGGGAAATACTGGTGATGGAAGTACAGAAGGTGAAGCAAAAGGAACTGCTGGATTCTTTTTCTGGGAGAATCAAGATGGATTTAACTTTAAAAGTATAGAAAGTTTGGTTTCAAACACACAAATTGGTTCTGGGTCAGCTGACAATACGGAGATTCCGGGTTATACTTATACAGGAGCAACATCATATGATGATACTAGAGCTGAATTTAGAATCTTAAATTATAAGATTGAAAAAAATATTGATTTGTTAAAAGCACTAAGAGTAGGCATGTATGTAAATAAAACATACTTCTATGATTACTATAGTGGAATTTGTAAAACATATATTTATAAATTAAAAGAACAAATTCAGTTAACTTTAGGTACTGATAATGATATTGCATTATCAGAAGAATTGGGTGAAGGATGGACTCGACAGATGGTAAGAATTGCCGACACTGGTGTTCTAGATAATACTGAGGACATTTCAAACCCATCAGGAAGAGATGCTGCAGATATGGCAAAAGCAGCAGCAAGATATAATTTACTCTTTACTCAGTCCCTAAATATGACAGTACCATGTAATGTTAATTTAAAATCTGGTGATATCGTTTATTGTGAATTTCCAGAAATTAAAGGTGGTTCTGACAAAATTGATGAACAACAAAGTGGAAATTATTTGATAAGTCAATTAAGGCACCACATAGAAGGTTCTCAAATGGTAACTTCTTTAAAACTTATTAGAGATAGTTACGGTGTATATGGCACATCTACTTAAAAGGTAAATATGGAAAGTATCGAAAAGCATATAAAAGTTGATAAAGAGATTTTAGATAACTCAACTATATCTCCACAACAACGTCGTCACATTGAGGGTGAACTGCATGACTTAGAGGATTATGCAGAGAATCATAAAAAAGAGATTGAAGCAGGTGATCATCATGACCCTACTCCTTTAGAACTGTATTGTGATGCTAACCCATCAGAGCCAGAGTGTTTAGTTTACGAAGATTGATAAAAAATGATTGAAGGTTCTTTACTAAAATCCAATTTTATTGGAAAAGACGGATTTGTTTGGTGGATAGGTCAAATTGCTCCAGCAAGTGTCTGGAGAACCGAAATGACCGATCCAGATACCACAACTGTTGAAAATCCATTAGGAACTGCTTGGGCATATAG